GTGCTTGATGGTATCCGTTTTGTCGGGAACTTATTAAATCTTGGTTTATTGCTGTTCTCAGAGAATTGTAAAGAAACAATCAAAGAGTTCGGCTCTTACATCTGGGATGATAAAGCTTTGGAACGTGGAGAAGATAAACCAGTGAAGCAGCATGATCATTGCATGGATGCAGTGAGATATTTTGCTTACACGATCGTAAGACGTGAACGAAAATGGAGTTGATTAAATGATAAAAGAAATTATTGAGCGAATAAGGCAGGTGATAAGAAAAATGCTTGGAAAAGAAAACATTAAGGATGCGATCGGAGTTGATATTGCTGTATCGGATGAAATGGCAAGACAGATTGATCTCTGGTCGAAGATGTATAAAAATAAACCGCCGTGGAAAAGAAAAGATCTAAAGCTTTGCGGATTACCTGCTGCCATTGCTGGAGAATTTGCAAGGCTTGTTACGTTAGAACTAAAGACAGAAATCACAGGAAATAATTTCATAAATGATGAATATCAGACTGTGATCGAGAACATACGAACATATACCGAATATGCCTGTGCAAAGGGTGGACTTGCAATGAAGCCTTATGTATCCGACGGGCATATAGAAGTTGACATGGTTCAAGCTGATCACTTTTTCCCAACGAAATTCAATTCCAGAGGGGAAGTTATTGCAGCGGTTTTTATGGAAACCGTAACGATCGGGAAACAGGTATATACAAGACTGGAATATCATCAACACGATGAGAACACGACATATCATATTATGAATAAGGCTTTTGTAAGGCAGGATCTTGATAATGTTGAGGTATTGGGAAAAGAAGTACCGCTTAGTGCTGTACCAGAGTGGGCCAATCTTGAAGAAGCAGTGACAATCATAAACGTGAAGAAGCCGTTATTCGCATACTTTAAGATTCCAAACGCAAACAATATTGATGATTCATCTCCGTTGGGAGTATCTGTATATTCCAGAGCGGTAGATGACATCAAAGAAGCGGATTATCAATGGACGAGGATATTATGGGAATTTGAGGGATCTGAATTAGCAATTGATGGAGACGTTAGCTTATTTAAGCGAAAAGAAAACGGAGAATTTGACCTTCCAAAAGGAAAAGAAAGACTTTTCCGAATTATGGATTTTGACGATGATAAGGAGCAGTACAAGGTATTTGCACCGCCGATCCGTGATGAGAGCCTTATCAATGGATTTAATGCGATTCTTCGTAGGGTAGAGTTTAATTCTGGATTGGCATATGGAACTCTGAGCGATCTGAACACAGTTGATAAGACTGCAGAAGAGATTAAGACAAGTAAACAACGATCATACAGCACAGTATCTGATATTCAAAAAGCTTTGCAGAAAGCATTAGAACAATTAATCTATGCAATGGATGTGATCGCACAACTTTCAAATCTAAATGGCGGTAAGAAGTATGAGGTCAGTTTTGATTGGGATGACTCCATTGTGATCGACAAAGAACAGGAACTGCAGAGTATGCAGCAGGATGCAACAGCAGGACTGATCCGAAAAGAAATATACATTGCGGCCAAGTATGGCGTTTCTGAGGAAGAAGCATTGAAAATGATGCCGGTACAGGATGATCGCTTCAATATCCAGGAAGAGTAGGTGATCACAGATGCTTGATCCGAAGTATTTGGAACGCTTCTCTGATCAGTTACTTGGTATTATAGATACTCTGACAATAGCAATCATATCTGATATGGCAAAAAGGATCGTCAAAATGGGAAATGTATCCGAATCGACAAAGCATCAGGCGGAGGTTTTACAGAATGCAGGTCTTGTTTATAAAGATACGATCAAGCGAGTAAGTCAGGTATCGGGGTACCAGAATCGAGAAGTTGAGCGGATGTACCAGGAAGCAGGAGTCAGAAACTTAAAAAATGAAGCTGTCTATTACAAACAGGCAGGGAAAGAAGCCATTGTTAAACTTGAACAGTCAAATGGTATGCAAAGGATTCTGCAGGCAAACGTCAGAAAGACATGCCAGGAATTAGATAACCTGACAATGACAACAGCTGTTAAAACACAATCTGCTTTTATCCAGGCATGCAATAAGGCACAGATGAAAGTAAGTACCGGAGCGTTTAGTTATGACAAAGCCATTGCAGATGCGATCAAAGAGGCAGCAGTGCAGGGAACAGAAGTCTTATATCCGTCACAGCATGTCGATAAATTAGATGTCGCGGTAAGAAGAGCTGTACTTACCGGAGTAAACCAGACTGCAGCAGAAATGAATCTGCAGTATGCAAAAGATCAGAATTGTGATTATGTTGAAACAACCGCACATGAAGGAGCAAGACCGGAACATGCCGTATGGCAAGGGAAGGTCTTTTGTTTATCTGGAACGGATCCGAAGTATGAAAACTTCTATGAAGCAACAGGATATGGAACAGGACCAGGATTGTGCGGTTGGAACTGCCGGCACAACTTCCATGCATATTTTCCTGGCATATCGACACAAGCATATACACAAGAAATGATCGATAATTATTCTGCAAAGAGCGTGACATACAACGACAAACAATTTACAGAGTATGAAGCAAGTCAGATGCAGAGAGGTCATGAACGACAGATCAGAGAGACAAAGAGGAAACTTGCTGGATATAATTCAGCGATCAGTGAAGCGAAAGATGATACCTTAAAAAATACTTTACAGAATCGGTTCAATGAAGAATCTGTAAGATTAAAGAAACAGGAAGCAGCACTGAAAGCTTTCTGCAAGGAAACAGGAAGGCGATATGAGTCTGCCAGAGTTCAGATCTATGCAGTGAAGAATAAAGCAGGAGATATCGTTGGATTCAATCGGAGCGTTGCGCAGAAGGCTGTATGGCAAGATCGAAAGAATACCTTTAAGAATCAAATGTCTAAACAGTTAGAAAAACTGACGAATGAAGAAAAGAAAGCGATCTTGAGATATACTGGTAATGCAGCAAACCGAGTGAACAGTGCAATATATTCTGGAAAACAGCAAAGAATTGATCAGGAAAAAGGATTTATGGACCTGTTGGATTCTGCATTAAGTAAAGGTACTGTAGAACACAAAATGGTAGTTCATCGTGATACGATTCCAGAATATTTAAATGCATTTCCAAAAGGTTTTCAATATTCCGAAGAGGATATAAAAAGAATGAATGGAATGACCTTAACGAATAAAGGTTATACATCTACATCTTTTCATGACATAATGTATCAGGGTAGAAATGTTCATCTTGAAATTGAGATCCATAAAGGGTATAAAGGCTGTTTATATATAAAAGATGTCGCAACTGAAAAATACAAAAATCAAGAAGAAGTGTTGTTTAAACGAGGCTTTCAGTATAAAATAAAAAGTGTAAATAAAGAAAAGGACAGATACTATATCAAAGCGGAGGCTGTTTTATGAGTGGAATAGGATATTATTATGATGAAAATGGTGTGAAACAAGAAATGGAAATAGGTCCGAGTTTTGATGACTTTCCTGGAATGGCAAAAGTGACAAGTCCTATACCAATATGCCATGCATGCAGAAAAGCAGATTTTGATGAAAAAGGTTATGAAACTTTATGCAAAGTATACGGGAAGATACCAAACAAACACTTAAAGGCCAAAGATTATAACTGCCCATATTTTGATAACGAAAACAATGGATGGTATCAGTTGATAAAAGATAAAGTAGAAAAAGCGAAAGGTGAGAACAATGGATAACTTTAAAGCTGTATATAAAATCTTATCAGCATTGGAAAAAGCAATGGATTATCCAGAATTTGATATCAACGATGTTGGGCCGGAAGCCTTAGGGGTTTCCAAAGAACGCTGGGCACGATATATAGAGATGATGGTTGATGTCGGATATATCAAGGGTGTAAGTATGAAACGTGATATCACAGGAGCAACAAGAATCAATGCAAGTGATGTTAGAATTACATTAAAAGGTCTTGAGTATTTACAGGAAAATTCAATGATGAAAAAAGTATATAATGCCGTGAAAGGAATCAAGGATATAACGCCAGGTCTATAAATATGTACCATCTGATCAATATCAGGTGGTATTTTTATACGAAATTTTAAGAAAGGAGCAGTGCAGCATGAAGTCAACAGAATAGAAAGGACGGTGATCCAAATATCTCCCGGCAGCAGGGTTAAGCTGCAGAAGACGCGCAGAGAGATCTGGGTGTTATTTTTATGCAAAGAAACAACATTGGTCAGTTGATCAGACCTTAAACAGTCGGTTCGTGGCGGTCGGTTACACGCCTAAAACAACCTAATACGAAAGGAGAACGAGCAACATGAAAACAGAATTTTTAAAAGAGCTAGGACTTACCCAGGAAGTGATCGATAAGATCATGGCCGAAAACGGGAAAGACATCGCAGCAGAACAGAAGAAATCAGAAAAGATCACTCAGGAGCGAGACAGCTACAAGCTGAAATCAGAAAGTCTTGAAACTCAGGTAAACGATGCAAATGAAGAAATTCAGAAGTTTAGGGACATGGACATTGACGGCATCAAGCAGGCAGCAGATGACTGGAAAGAGAAAGCTGAGAAAGCAAAGAGTGATGCAGATGCCCAGATTTCAGAATTGAAATTTGATTATGCATTATCTGCAGCATTGACAGGAGCGAGAGCTAGAAATAGCAAAGCGGTCAAGGCATTACTTGATATGGATGGACTGAAATTAAACGATGGAAAGATCATCGGTTTAGATGAACAGCTGTCACAGATCAAGGAAGAAAACGGCTTTTTGTTCGAAAGTGATGAACCTGCACCAACGATCGTTAAAGGAACAAATGGTGGTTCTGGCGGTATTGGTGGAAAGAAACCAAGTGAAATGACATATTCGGAACTCTGTGACTATATGGAACAGAATCCCGGAGCAGAGATTTAAATAAAGGAGTAAAAAATGGCAGGAGAAAAATTTGATTCTAAATCATTCAATCCTCAGGCATTCGGTGCCTACACAGAGAGGATTCCAAATTTAAAAAAGAACGAGCTGATCAAGTCCAGAGCCCTAAAAGGTAATCAGGATATCAAAAACACGTTCAGTTCTCAGACAGGAACAGTATATGCAGTATTGCCAATGCATGGTCTGATCGGTGGAGCAGCACAGAACTATGATGGTGAGACAGATCTTAAGTCTGAAAACACAGACACATTTGAAAGAGGTGTTGTTGTAGTTGGTCGTATGAAAGGATGGACTGAGCGAGACTTTTCAGAAGATGTTACAGGTGGTGTAAGTTTTATGGACAATGTTGCAGCACAGGTCAATGATTACAAAGCTGATCTTGATCAGACAACATTAGTAAAGATTCTGGATGGTGTCTTTGCAATGACCGGAAAAGAAAACAAAGTCTTTGTTGATAAACATACATCTGATATCACAGAAGTAACAGCAACTGACAAAGATGGAAACGTAAAGAACGTTGTACAGGCTGACACGTTAAATACAGCTTTACAGAAAGCAGCAGGAGATAATAAGTCTAAGTTTACGATCGCGATCATGCACAGTGCGGTAGCAACAAACCTTGAAAATCTGAAGCTGTTAAAATACATGACACAGACAGATGCAAATGGAGTTGAAAGAGACTTAACTCTTGCGACATGGAATGGTCGTCTGGTTCTGATCGATGATTCCATGCCAGCAGAAGAAGTTGCTGCAGTAGAAGAAAGTGGAACAAAGGGAGAGTCTGGTTATGTTGCAGCACAGGAAGCTTACACAAAATATACAACTTATGTATTAGGTGATGGGGCTTTTGACTATGAAGATATCGGCGCAAAGGTGCCATATGAAATGCATCGTGATCCAAAAACACATGGTGGAGAAGATACTCTGTATATGAGACAGAGAAAAGTATTTGCACCATACGGAATTTCGTTTACTAGAAAATCTATGGCTGCAAAATCCCCAACAGATGCAGAACTTGCTGATGGATCTAACTGGACACTGGTTGATAACGGAAAAACAAATTCCGATAAGAAAGTGATCGATCACAAAGCAATTCCAATCGCAAGAATCATTTCCAGAGGGTAGGCGGTGATCCGGTATGGTGGAATATGCAGACAGGGATTTTTATGAAAATACATTTCATGGCGAGATCATACCGGAGAAAGCTTTCCCTAGTATGATCTTAAAGGCGAGTATCTTTGTGAAGTTTCTTACTTTTTCCAGAGTCGATGATATGACAGAGATTCCAGAAGAGGTAAGCTTGGCCACATGTGCGATAGCAGATGTGATGTATCAGGATGGAATGAGAAAAGATGATGCAGGAAGGGAGATTGCAAGTGAGAACAACGATGGATACAGCGTAAGTTTTGTGACGAGTCAGAGCAAAACAACAGGCACTGTGGAGCATCGTTGTAAGAAAGCAGCATATCCTTATCTTGCACATACGGGACTCTTGTACAGGGGGTGTGGACCATATGATGACAAATGCAGATCTGACGATCTATAACAATCGTGGAGTTGATAAAAAGACAGCACGAAAGCTTTATTTAAAGACTCAGATCAAAGGTGTCAGTTTTTACACAAAGCAGCAGACAACTGTTACCGATCAGGGACTTAGTTCTGCAGATATGTATCAGATCCGCATTCCTTTATCTGCAGATACGGAAGGGAAAGAATACATTGATGCTGATAAGTATCGGGAATTATCTGCAGAAGAAGCAGAAAAATACTGGACGATCAATAACGGAGATCTGTTTGGAAAAGGATTGTTAGAAGATTTTGAGAAAGAATCAGAATTTTTAAAGCAGCAGCACACAGGAAAAGTATTATCGTTTTCGGATAACCGGAGAGGAAGTTTGCCACATTGGAGAATCGGAGGTGCTTAAATATGGGAACACAAGTTAAAGTCGAACTTTCGCCCGATCAGATCTTAAAGACAAGAGGTCTTCAAGTTGGTGGACCCGCACAAAGATTTTTTACCGGAGAGTTCCGAAGAAAGATGGATCCATATGTTCCATTTTTAACCGGAGTATTAAAAGATACTGCAATAGAAAATGTGGACTCAATCCAGTTTGTAACTCCATATGCACAAAAGCAATATCACGAGAACAAAGGGAATGGACTTCGTGGCAAAGAATGGGATCAAAGATGTTGGGCAGACAATGGAGATCAGATTGTTCAGTCTGTTGCAGATTTTGTAGGAGGTAAAGCAGAATGAGTGTGATCGCAAGTGTGAGAGCATTTATCCAGGACTATCCAGGATTATCAGCATTCGATGATCTGGTGGGCGTGGAACATCTTCCGGAGGATACAAAAAGTTATGCGATTGAAGCATCTGTAACATCACAGCCAATCAAAAGGCGGTATATTAACGGTGACACAGAACGCCGTTTTAATTTTGTCCTGGCAAGCCGTGAGTACTTCGGGGCAGACGTTGCAGAGAATATTGACGTAGCAGAGTTTTACGAAGATTTCTCAGACTGGTTGGAACGATGCACAATCAATAACGAACTTCCGGAAATGGATAAAGGAAAAAGAGCAATTAAAATACAGGCACTGACAAATGGCTATGTGTTTAACGCAGATGCGACTAAAGCACAGTATCAGATTCAGTGCCAATTAATTTATTATCAGAAATTAGGAGGAATATAAAATGGCAGAAACAGCAAGCAAAACAGTAAAACAGCGTTATCAGGAAGCATCTTATTTAAAGGTGTCTGAAGCGTTTGAATTAATGGGAACTGGTTTTACAGAGTTGAACGAAGATCCAGGAGCACAGACAACGAGCAAAAAATATATCAATGATAAATCATCCACATCAAGCATTACAAGTTATGAAGGTGAGCACGGATTTACAGCCGATCAGATTCCAAGCGAAAAGGTCATTAAAGATCTGGTCAGTATTGGTAAAGAGAGAAAAACAGGAGCAGATGCAGAACGTGAATTTGTTCGCGTTGATCTGGATGAAAAAGTAGAAGGAGATACCACTGGGACAGTATTCAAAGCACGTATGTTTACCGTAGCTGCTGAAATTTCAAGTTTCTCTGATAATGACGGAGAATTACAGGTTGAGGGAACACTTCACGACAAAGGAGATCCTGTTATGGGTAAATTTGATACAAAGACAAAGACATTTACACCGGATTCAGCGACAGAGTAAACGAAAGCGAAGCGAAGATTGGAATTAGAATTAAGGAGTAAGATATATGTTTATTTGGAATGGAGAGAAGCTTGCATTTAATTTTCTGGATGCAGATATGATGAAGAAGTTTAATGATGCAAGCAAAGAGATGTGGAAGGAACTTGGAGAGTACGAAGAAAAGAATGTAAAAGATGGAATGATGGGTCCAGAAGGCGTTGCAAACGAGTCAGAAATCATGAGTAGGTTTTTTGATGCAGTATTTGGAGAAGGTTCTGCAGATAAAATCTTTACTGCTAAACATGATCTGACAGAAAGAACGAAAGCAGTTAAGAAGCTTTATTCTATCAGAGATTCACAGTTAGCAGATCATGAAAAGAGAGTCAATGAACTGTCTAAGTTGTTAGGAGCTGAATGATCAGAAGAGAACTCCCGGTGTCAGTAGATATCGGGAGTGAAACATATAAGATTGATGCTGATTTCAGAACAATCATGAATGTTGAAGGGATTATCTTTGGAAAAAAAGTTACAGATGATCAAAAGAAGTTTGCAGCAGAGATGATGAAAGAGATCGATATTGAAGAAAAAGATGCGATTCAAAATGCAAAATATTATGATGCGCTAAAGCTCTTTTACAAAGATAATGTTCCGGATGATCTGGAAGAAGCTATGGAAAAAATGCTGTGGTTTTATTCCTGTGGTAAGGAAGATAAACAATCAAAAACAAAAACAAAGAAAAAAGTGATCAGCTTTGAATATGATTTTGATTATATCAATGCAGGGTTTATGCAGGATTATAAGATTGATCTGTTTGAAGTTGATTTCTTGCATTGGTGGAAGTTCATGTCATTATTTAGTGCCCTGCATGATGATTGCAAAATCTGTGAGATCATTGGATATCGCGGGGCAGAGTTAAAGAATTTTGACAAAGAACAGAGAAAAAGGATAAGGGAGATGCAAAAAATCTATGCACTTCCGGATGAGATAAGCAAAGAAGAAAAGAAGAGGCAGGATGAGATAACACAGATACTGCTAAATGGCGGTGATCTGTCAGGAATATTGTGATAAGAGAAGCGAACAGGCGAGAGCTTGGATCTGCAGGTTGAGCACCCAGGACGTCAAATAGCTTAGAAACTTTAGAATTTTAGTTATTTGACGAGGTGAAGACATGGCAGATGGTACAGTTACAATAGAAACCAAACTGGATAATTCTGGTGCAGAAAAAGGATTAAACGATCTTAAGAAAGAAGTTGAGTCTTCTTCTAAGAGTACAGCACAGGAGATAGATAAAGCTTCTGATCAGGCACAAAAGAGTGTAGAAGAAGTTGCTAAGTCAGCAGAGAAAACCGGAAAACAAGTAGAAAAGAGTGCAAAGGATTCAGCATCGAAAGCAGGACAGGCAGCCAAACAAGGAGCTGATTCAGCAGCAAAAGGAACAGAATCCGCATCTACGAAGATGCAGCAGTCTCATAAAAAGGTAAAGGATACTGCAAAAGAAAGTGCAGATGGCGCAAAAAAGTCTTGGGAAGAATCTAATCAAAGTACAGTAGCAAGTACAGAGAGTGCAACATCAAAGATGGCCGGATTGATGAAAAAATCTGCAGCAGTAATTGGAGTTGCATCTGTGGCGGCCGCAAAAAAGACGATCGATGTAGGCAAGTCTTTTGAAGCAGGAATGAGCGAGGTCCAGGCGATCTCCGGAGCATCTGGAAAAGACCTGAAAAAGCTATCTGCAAAAGCAAAGCAGATGGGAGCTACAACGAAGTTCTCTGCTACAGAGTCAGCTACAGCACTAAAATATATGGCTATGGCAGGGTGGAAAACAAATCAGATGGTTTCTGGATTGTCCGGTGTCATGAACTTAGCTGCAGCATCTGGAGAAGACCTTGGAACAGTATCCGACATTGTAACGGACTCAATGACCGCTTTCGGATTGAAAGCAAAGGATTCTGGACATTTTGCAGATGTACTGGCTAAAGCATCGAGTAGTTCTAACACCAATGTTGCAATGATGGGAGAAACATTTAAGTATGTTGCCCCTCTGGCCGGATCTATGAAGTACAGTATCGAAGATACAGCTACAGCCGTTGGATTGATGGCAAATGCCGGAATCAAGGGATCACAGGCAGGTACAGAGTTAAGATCTATCCTGACACGACTTGTAAAACCGCCAAAAGATGCAGCGGCAGCATTGAGTGCTTTGGGTATCAGCACAACAAAAGCTGATGGATCCATGAAGCCAATGAGACAGACGATGGCGGAATTGAGAGAAAAGTTCTCTAGATTAACAGACAGCCAGAAATCCCAGTATGCTGCAGCTATTGCAGGACAGGAAGCAATGTCTGGTCTGTTAGCAATCGTAAATGCATCTGATTCCGATTTCAATAAACTGCAAAAGGCAATTGATAATTCTTCCGGTGCAGCCAAGAAACAGGCAGATGTCATGAACAATAATCTGCAGGGAGCATTGTATGATCTTGGATCGGCAGCAGAAGCGGTGGGGATTGGTATCTATGAAGATATTAAGACACCTTTAACAAAAGCCGTTGGTGTTGGGACAAAACAGTTAAGGATTTTATCTAACAAATTGAAAAAAGGTGGAATAAAAGAGATTGTTCCGAAGGAAGCTATAAATACGGTTGAAAATCTTGGAAAAGTGGCTATGGTAGCTGGCAAAGGTGGAGTAAAAGTATTGGCCACTTCTACAAAACTGCTTGGGGACAACATGGGTGTAGTTATTCCACTTGCAACATCATTCATGGGTGCCTGGGCCGGAGTTAAGGTTTTCAACACTGCATCTAAAGGAGTTACAGCATTAACTACAGCTTTTAGTGCCTTAAAAACAATGGAGCAGGCAAATGCAATCACCTTAGTGGCACAACAGGGTGGTTTGACCGCATTGCAGACAGTTGTTGGAATCTTTACAGGTAAGATTTCTCTTGCGACAGTAGCAACAGGAGCTTTTAATGCAGCATGTACAGCACTTGGCGGTCCAGTAGGTTTAGGAGTTGTTGCAGTAGGTGCTTTAGTAGCAGGAGTCGCAGCATACACACTGACACAGAAAAAAGCAGTTACAGAAGCAGATCGATACTATTCTTCGTGCACAAAACTCAAAAAGAAACAAGAAGAGATGGCAGCATCGATCAAGAGCTTACATAAAGAAAATCAGAAAAATGTAGATTCTGCACGTGCAAATGGTGTTCAGGCAGATCAGTTGTATCAAAAATTGACAAAACTGATGAATGTTGAGCATAAGAGCGCTGGGACAAAAGCACAGATTGTAAGTGTAGTTAAACAATTAAATGAATTATTACCAGGGCTGAATCTTGAGTATGACAAAGAAGCAGATAAGCTAAATAAGTCTACTTCTACGATCAAGAAAAACATCGCAGCATTGAAAGAACAGGCAATGGCCAAGGCTTATCAAAAAGGCATGGAAAGTGCAGCATCTAAAGTAGCCAAAGCCGATATTGAGAATGAAAAAGCTATCAAGAAAAAGACGGAAGCAACAAACAAATATAATGCCGCTGTTGAAAAAATGAATCAGGTTACCGCAAAGGTAAATCAGGGAAAGATAACAACAAGCAGTGATGAATATAAGAAAGCTTCTAATGATCTGACAAAATACTATGATGCAATGATGACAGCCAATAAGGCGGTTGAGCAAAGTGGTAAAAACTTAAATGCAGCACAAAAAGAACTGACTGCATACACAGACAAATATACAGCACAGGCAAATTATACAGAGTATCTGAAATCTTTAGATGATCTGGCCAAACAGGCAAAGATTAAAGCGAGTGTTATTCCAAAATCTGTTGGAGAGGGAATCAAACAGGGTGTTTATGCAAATCCAACATCTGGAAAAGAATTAAAGAGCTTGATCAAATTAGATGATCTAGTTAATTCCGATCAGTTGGCCAAGATGCAAGAACAAGGTATGAAGATACCACAGTATCTGTCAAAAGGGATTTCTGATGGATCTATATCATTTAAGAGTGCTGCAAAACAGATGCAGAATGCGATCAATTGGACCGATCTGATCCAAAAGGCAAAGGATGCAGGTGTTAAAGTTCCTGATAGCGTAGCGCAAGGAATTAGTTCCGGACAATATGCGGTCCCTACGTCTGTGCAGGCAGTAAAAAATCTTGTCACGTTCGAAGATCTGAAAGCTAAGGCACAGCAAGGTGGTATACAGGTACCGGACTATTTAGCAAATGCGATCACATCTGGTAGTGGAAAACCGAAAGAAGCAGCGGCCGCATTAAGTCGTATGATTTCTTTCCAGGAAGCAATAACAAAAGCAGGAATTGATGGATCTAAGATTCCAACAGAACTTGCAACGAAAGTTGCACAAGGAAAGACGCCGGTTCAAGATGCAATCAAAGAACTAACAAAGATAGACTTATCCGGAGATCAGAATGCATTTGGTCTTACAAAAGCTATTGATAGTACGGCACAAAAGACAAAAAGCCAGGCAACAAAGATAAAAAACAGTTTAAAAATCGGCAAGGTAGATAATTCAGCTGCAGCAAGCTCATTTGATGCTATTGCAACCAAAACAGGAAAAGCGGCTACTACAGTTAAGAAAAATAGTACAGCAATCAAAAAAGCAAGTAAGATTACTGCTACGAATAATTCAAGTGCCGGAGTTCAATCGTTTAATAGTTATTTATCTTCTTTTTCAAAGGGATCTGGTAAAGCAAAATCAGCCGCAGATAAAATCAGCAAAACAACCGCAACAGGGCTTGCTTCTGGTTCAGGAAAAGCAAAAACAGCCGGCGGAAAGATGACATCGGAATTTTCTAAAGGAATTGCATCGAAGTCTGGAACAGCAAAATCTGCCGGTTCAAAAGTATCTAAAGCAGGTTCTTCCGGAGCAAGTGCGCAGAAATCTTCTTTTGTATCCGTTGGTGGTAATTTATCTCTTGGATTAGCATCTGGCATCAGATCAAACTCTGATGCTGTATCAGCAGCCGCAAGAGAAGCAGTAAGAGCTGCAGTTGCAGCCGCAAAAGCAGAAGGTAAGATCCATTCCCCATCCCGCGTCATGGAGTCTGACGTAGGAAAATGGATGCCGTTAGGAATGGCAGCAGGTATCAGAAAGCATATAAAAGATGTGGAAGATGCTTCTGGAGAGATGGCTAACGCATCGGTAGAAGCTACAGCAACAGCTTTAGGAATCCATTCTCCATCTCGTGTATATAAAGATGCGATTGGCAAGAATATTCCAAAAGGTGTGGCAAAGGGTGTTAGAGAAGGGCAGACAGAACTCAATGCAGAAATGAAGTTATCTGTAAATGAAGCATTATCTGCAGCTAAGAGTGCGTCGAAAAAAGGAAATTATTCCGATATTGGGAACAACTTAGTATCTGGTATATCCGAAGCACTCAACACAGCCAAGTCAAGATCATCAGAAACTGTACAAGAGATTATTGATCAGCAAACAAGTAAAGTTTCTTCGAAGCACGATACAACAGAGAAAAATCTTCAAGATAAGATCAGTAAGACAAAAAATAAAAAGAAAAAAGCAAAACTAAAAAAACAGCTGAAAAAGTTAAAGAAGCAGAATGCTGCAGAAGAAAAGCAATTAAAAATTGCAGGAGAAAAAACGGCAGCAGCTTACAATGATGCTTTTGAGAAAGAAGCTGATCGATTAAACAAGATTGCACAGGAAAAGTTACAAGACTTATCTGATGAATATCAGGAAGCGTATAACAACATCAAGAGCAAGATGGACAGTTTAACTGATAAACAGCAATCTTGGGGAAATATCTATAACCTTGATCAGAATATCATGGACATTGAAAAGTATCAAAAGAACTTGAAGTTGCTAGAAAACAAGATTCCTGAGTCTATGATGGAAAAGATTCTCGGAATGGATATTGATGCAGGAAACGCTTATATGGCATGGTTCCAGCATATGTCAGAAACTGAACAGCAGGCTTACATTAATAAGTGGAATCAGCAGCAGAATATGTCCAAAACATTTTCTGAAAACTTCTTTGGAGATGATCTCGCAAAACTTCAGGCAAATTATGAATCTGAAATGAAAACAGTAACGGATGATCTGCAGAAAGAGATGAAACAGGCAGGAGTTAATATTGCCAAGGGATTAACTGCAGGTATGGAAAGCGAAACCAGAAACCTCAGCAAATCCATGAAGAAAATCTGTCAGAATATTATTAAGACAGCCAAAAAGACACTTAAGATTCATTCCCCATCTCGAGAATTTGCAAAGATTGGTTCTTATGATATTCAGGGAGCAATCAAAGGACATGAAAAAGAAGCGCCAAATCTGTATAAACAAATGGGAACGATTTCTCAGAACATGGCACAGAAATTTGCGAAAGCGAAGTTGAATGTTCAAGATATTCAGTCAAGGATGCAGGATGCGATCAACCTGCAGATGCAGACGATCACAACAAGGATGCAGCCAGTTGTGCAGGCAGATTCATCTGATGGAGCGCCATCAGTAGTTTATACTGGACCAGAACGAATTGAAGTTCCAGTGATCGTAGATGGACGAGAAATTACAAGAATGATTGCTCCGTATATGGATACAGAGCTGAATACGATTGCAACCAGAAAATCAAGAGGAGGTGTGTAAAATGGCAGGCGGAGCATTAGGAGTAATGATTGGAGAAAAACATACATTGAGAGATTGGAACCTTGGATGGACTGCGATCACTCTTGGTTTTCCAGAGCCAAAAACTTATGAACAGGATATTCCAGGGGCAGACGGAACACTGGATATCACAGAAGCAATTACTGGTGGAGATGTGAAGTATAAAAACCGAAACATCTCTTTAGAGTTTGAAACTCCGGACGAAGATTTCTTTCAGTGGGGAATGTGTATTTCTGAAATTGCAAATTATCTTGTGGGTAAGAGGGTGAAGATCATATTCGATACAGATCCTAGTTTTTATTATATTGGAAGACTCACAATTGATGTTGAAAAAACTGACAGAGTAAATGGAAAACTTGTGATTTCAGGAGATGTCGATCCGTATAAGTATGAAAGATATTCATCCCTTGAAGACTGGAAATGGGATACCTTTAATTTTGAAACAGATATTATAAGAGAATATAAGGATATTAAAGTCGATGGAGAGTATCAGTTATGTATTTCAGGAAGAAGAAAACGAGTCATTCCAGTGATTGAATGTAATACGGCAATGAAAGTCAGTTTCAATGATACGGAATATTCACTTCTCGCAGGTAGAAATAAAGTATTTAACATCTGGTTGACGGAAGGAGATAATATTTTAACGTTCAAAGGAACTGGCGTTATTTCAATCGATTATCGAGGAGGCAGTTTGTAAATGTATAGAATATTGTGTGATGGGAAAGTGCTGCATGATATTCGTGATCCGGATTATCAAGTGCTTTCACCGAAAATTTCATTGGAGTTAAACAAAACGGGGAATCTAGATTTTGGTATGCTTTCAACACATCCTCATGTAAATGGCATAAACAAATTAAAATCTAAGATCGAAGTGTATGAGGATGATGAATTATTGTTTTCTGGAAGAAGTCTGACAAATGAACAAGACTTCAAAAACACTGGCCAGATTTCCTGTGAAGGGGAGCTTGCTTTTTTGTTAGATTCAGTACAACGTGCACATGATTATGGTACCGAAACAACAGAAATAGGTCAGGCAGATACAAATGTCAAAATATTCAAAAGGCTAATTGAAGAACATAACGCGCAGGTAGAAGAAGAAAAGCGTTTTACAATTGGAGTAATTGATATAGATAGCGTAACCATTACAAAATTGTCTACGAACTATGAAAAGACATGGGATTTTCTTAGTTCTAATTTTTTAGGTAAATATGACGGCTATCTTCGAGTAAGGCATGAAAACGGAATCCGATATCTTGACTATGTAAAACAATATGGGAAAGTAAGTAATCAAGTGATCCGCTTTGGAGAGAATCTGCTTGATCTAAAGAAGTATTCGAAGGCAGAAGATATTAAAACAGCGATCATCCCGCTGGGAGCAGTTGTTGATAATAAAAATGTCGATATTAAAGCGGCAAATGGCCATGATGGGACAGATTATGTATATAACCAAGAAGCGGTAAATTTATATGGATGGATTTATGATAAGGTTGATTTTTCGGATATTTATGATCCAGACACATTATTAGAAGAAGCCAAGAAATATCTGCAAACGTGTATCAATCTGGCAATTACAATTGAACTTACTGCAGTGGATCTTCATATGATTGATGTAGATATAAATTCTATCAGGTTGGGAGATCTTGTTCCTTGTATTTCGACACAACACGGAATCATGAGTACGTTTGGAGATGTGAGTACGTATTATCTTGTAAGTAAATATGAACTAGATCTTGAGAATCCAACAAATAATAAAATAACTCTTGGAAGAACAATCAGTACATTGACAGACAAACAGGTAAACGATTCTGTAAATTTAAAGGCTCAGATAAGTGAAGTTAGAACAGAAATGTACAACCTTCCAGGATTAAGCCTGGAACCAATCACAAATGAAGTTTTAGAGGGAATCTTAAATTAAAGGAGAAAACAATGGCAGATAATAATTATCTTGATCAAAACGGAGTCTTATATCTCTGGCAGAAGATAGTAGCAAAGATAACGAATATGATCGCAAATAAAGTAGACAAAGTAGATGGCAAAGGATTATCTACAAATGATTATACAACAGCAGAAAAAACAAAGCTTGCAGGAATCGCAGAAGGAGCGAATAAATATACGCACCCTACGACAAGCGGAAACAAACATATTCCATCTGGTGGTAGTGCTGGACAGATCTTAAGATGGGATTCGGATGGTACTGCAGTATGGGGTGCAGATAATAATAATACCACGTATAGCGATATGAAAGGAGCAACCACATCCGCAGCAGGTACACACGGATTGGCACCAGCACCTGCAGCAGGTGCAGCTAATAGGTATTTAAGATCAGACGGAACATGGAGTGTTCCGCCTGATAACAATACGACATACAATGATGCGACGCAATCTTCACATGGGCTTATGACTGCGGCAGATAAAAAGAAGATCGATGAGTTACCAACAAATGCAACGCTATCAAGTACATATGCAAAGAAATCTGAAATCACAGGTGTTTATAAATACAAAGGATCCGTGGCAACAGAAGATAAATTACCAACATCTGGACAAACAACAGGAGATGTTTACGATATTGCAGCAGCATCATCTTATGGAGCTGCAGGGATGAATGTTGCATGGAATGGAAAAGCGTGGGATGCTCTAGGGGAAAAATTTCAGATTGCTGCAATTACAAATACATGGATGGACGCAAATCTTACATAAAGGACGGTGTTTAATGTGGCAAGTTATTTAGATGAAACAGGGCTTTTAAAGCTGTGGAATAAAATAAAAAACTATGTGAGTAATCACACAGGAAACAAAAACAATCCTCACGGAGTCACAAAGTCTCAAGTAGGATTAGGAAGTGTTGAAAATAAATCCAGTGCAACAATCAGAGGAGAAATAACGGCATCAAACGTAAACACAGCGTTAGGTTATACGGCTGCAAAACAGACAGACGCAAATAAGGCGATTACAGGAATTTCTGCGAGCGGAACAACTCTTGTATTGACACAATTAGATGGAACAACAAAATACGTAACGGCAGAGCTTGTAAAGGGACAGATGATCTATTGCTGCAGTAACAGTGAGGATCAGATTTATTGCTGTTAAATGAAAGGAGAAATAATAATGGCATACACAAAGAAAACATGGGTAAAAGGAAATACGCCTTTATCCGCAGAAAATTTTAATCATATGGAGCAGGGAATTGCAGATGCACACACAGATATTGCGCAGCTAAATTCTGAAAGAGCATTTTTATCAAAAGTATTTTCTGGAACAAGCAACAAAATGATTTACTGGCAAAGATGTCAGTCTGAAATTGCAAAAGCATTAGGCATGCAAATATCAGACATAAATAACGAAAAGTTATATATAGCAGCTTGCAACGGTGATTGGAATGCGTATCAAGGTCTGGTAACAGGTGCTGCTTTACAATGGGATAATACAAATTTAAATATAAACATAGGATTATCCAGTGATACAAACGGTGCTGTTAGGATTAATTTTATGATTTATCGTAAATTAAATTAATCTATATCATATACTATGGAGGTATATACACATGTTGAGTACACTGTAGGAAAATATATTGTTATATCACCATTTGTGTCAATTTTAACAGCACCAATATTATTAAAATTAACATCATCATCGGTATAGCAAGCCGATCCGCATTTTATTTTAGGTCTAAAACCTTCTGGAACAAAAAAACAAGTTGTAATCCCAACACTAGGAGAATTGCAATGGAAATATCCATTTATATATACTTTTCCATTATGTTTATAACTGTTTCCGGTGAATGCATATTTTGAATCTATGCTAGTAATTGTAAATTCTATTCTGTTATTTAAGTCAGAATTTAGCTGTGCTGTTGCGGAAAGGAAAAAATATGATTGATATAACAAAAGTTTTAAACGATATATTGAAAGCTGTTCTGGGAAAGGATGTACGGCAGGCAATTCATGACGGTATTAAAAGAAGCAATGAGATTGCAAACGATTGTGATAAAAGACAGAGTGATCTCGAGAATCAATATGAGCAATTAGTTAAAAACTTTAGCTCTTCATCTCCATCAGATGTAGAAATTGTTGATGCGAGAACAGGACCAGATGGAACTGTATATGGAACTCTCAGAAAACGATTAGAAGATCCAAGATGTTCATAAAGGAGCTGAATATGGAAATCAGAGCAAGACCCACAGCGGTCTTATTTTTGTGCAACAATTGTAATCCAGAAAGGAGCAGATAATGAAAAAAGGGATTATCACAACACTGGTTGTAACAATCTGCATGATGTTAACAGCAACATATGCATTCGCAGCATCATCAAAAACAGAGAAGAAGGAGGTTAAAAAAGAAGTTACAACAACAGAAAAGCAGAAAGAAACAACTACAGCAGAAAAGCCTAAAACAGAAACCAAAGAATCAGAAGAACCTAATATAGAAGAAACAGAAATTTCAACGGAAGAAGAAAGTGATATCGAAAATGCAGAAGAGGTTTCGGACGATCAGGAAGAATCAGATGATTCAGAAGAAGAGATTGATGATGAAGAAATGGATCATTGTAATCACGAATGGGTTCAAACTGGTTATGCTGCTGATCCAGATTTTCAAACAGGTTATGCGATCGAGCAGGAGTGTAAAAAGTGTCATCTATGTAAAGGTATTGAAATTTCCCAAGAAGAATTTGAAGAAGCCACGAAAGAAGACCAAGAGTCTTATGCTGATGAAGGCTGTGAATATGAGGATAGTGAAGATGCAGAGGTAGTTGAATAAAAGAAAGGAAAGTGAGGGCATGAAGAAAATGACAAACAATGTAATTAATACATACAATGTAGTGACCGGGTCAATTGTTGCAGTATTGAGTTATATCTTAGGAGAACACTGGATTTTATTTGTTGCTTTTCTTGCGTTAAACATTGCAGATTGGTTAACAGGGTGGATGAAAGCAAGTATGGCAGGCAAAGAAAATTCTGGAGCAGGTTGGAAAGGTGTTTTAAAAAAATTGGGCTATTGGATTATGATCATGGTTGCATTTGGAGCATCTGCGGTATTTGTAGAAATCGGAAAGGTAATTGGAGTAGATCTTGGAGTTACGACATTGCTTGGATGGTTTGTATTGGCATCGTTACTGATCAATGAAATTAGATCTATTGTAGAGAATTTTGTAGAAGCAGGATTCAATGTACCAGCAGTCCTGGTAAAAGGATTAGAAGTAGCAGACAAAGTAGTAAACAAAGATCAGGAGGAAGAATAATGGTATATAATATTCATGGTGGTCATAATCCAAGTGGCAAGATCGCGTGTGGAGCAAGCGACTTATTAGACGAGAGCAGAGAAGACAGAAAAATCTGTAAAGAAGTCGTAAGGTTATTAAAGAAAAAAGGACATAAGGCATATAATTGTACAGTCAGCAACGGAACTAGTCAGACGGACGTTCTCAGAAAGATCTGTACTAAGTGCAACAAAAGACAAGCAGCATTAGATGTTTCGATTCATCTTAATTCTGGTCGAAACGATCACAAAGGAGACAAGAAAATTGCAGGTACAGAAATCTGGTGCACTCAGAGTGTAGGGATTAAGAAAACTGTTGGAAACAGAATCTTAGCAAACATGAAAAAGCTAGGATTTACAAACAGAGGAATTAAAACAACAGGAAATCTGTATTATCTTAATCATACGATCAATAAAGCAATCCTAATCGAGGTATGTTTCGTTGATGATCGAGATGATTACAATCTTTACAAAAAACTTGGATACAAGAAGATTGCAAAAGCGATCGCAGACGGAATCGCGGGATAATGATTTGACCAGGGAGAAATCCCTGGTCTTTTTTATTGCAAAAATAAACCAAAAAAGTTTAAAGAAACATTTGACAATAAGCCAAAAAAAAGTTTATTGTAAAGACAGTAAAAATATAGAATTATTCTGTTACTAATTTGTTACTAAATACAGTGATTTAGAGATAGTTTACATATATTAAAATATTCAACAAACCGCTTAAATGTGATGTTTTTGATATTTATTATTTATTTAAATTTATATGGATATAAAACTGCAACATATTTTGATGAAAAATTGTTTAATATAGGCGCACAGCTGGCAGATAATCATAGCGATCTATATGATTATTGTAAGAGCACAAATCAAAGTTCTTGTTATCAGTCAATGACTGGAAGAAAAGCCACATTTCTGGAATATTTTTACCCTAATCCATTGGAATTTGCGGAAAATGCTAGAAATTACGAGTGCCCAAAAGGAAATGCAATAAGCTTTATGTATTATCCAACAGGAGAAGAAAATGATGATTATTGGATTATGGAGGGGTTTGTAAATAAAGAATTATTGGCAGATTGGAAGTCTGTTGCATATACAGAAAGAGAAAAAGAGTTATTGGAAAATTCTAGAAAATATTATACAAACTCAGTAAACACAGTTAATTCTATGAAATCATATTATGAGATTAAACCTTCTTACGATTCAATTAAGAATATAGAAGGTGGAAAGTTAAGTAAAGAAGTTGCAAAAGGAGCAGTTGATTATTTAAATGCAATTCGTGTGGGAGCTGGACTAAATCCATTGGAATATTCAGAACAATTGTCTATGGATGCACAGTGCAAATCTACGTACACGGTATATTTGGCAAAAAATAATATAAAAAATTCATCACCTCATAATCCACCAAAGGTAGAGGGATTAAGCGATGAATATTATTCAAAATGTCAAAGTGGCAATGGAGAAAATTTATACTCATGTGGAATAATAAGTACGAGTATCATAGACAGTATTAGTAGTGCATTAGATGATAGTCAAGGGAAAGGACAATATTATAATAGAGGTCATAGATATAATCTGTTAAATCCTGAATGGAAATATATTGGAGTAGGAAATACGTTGCAACAAGCATGTCATAAATTGTCAGGAACGCAGAGTTCTAATGTAGATGTTGTTGCATGGCCACCAAATGGAATTGCTATTTCAGAAAGTGGATTTTCGCCATCAGGAATGTGGACATGTCAGTTTTATAATAAGTTAAAACCGACAGCTGATACTACAATAACGATTGAATGTCTCAATAGCAATAAGAAATGGAAGATTGATCCGAATAATCTTTTAGAAAATCAAAATTATGAAAGAAGTGGGGATCTTATTTCCTATAGCGATGATTCTATTGTTTTTAAAATAGGAGGAGTTTATCAAATAACATATGATCATCTTACAGATGCAAATGGGAATGAAACAAGTTATTCTTATAGAACAGTGTATGAAAAAGCTTATATTGGATCAGAAGAGGAGAAAGTACCACAATCTATAAAATTAGATAAAACATCAGAAAAAGTTTTGCTTGGTACAACGAGTAAGTTGATTGCCAAAGTAAGCCCGGATAATATAAAGAATAAAAGAATTTATTTTGCAAGTAATAACAAAGAAGTGGCTACTGTAAATGAATGTGGTGAGATTACAGCCCATTCGTTAGGAACAGCTGATATAACAGCTACAAGTGAAAATGGAAATATAACAGCTACATGCAAAATAATAGTAGTAAAAACTTTAGATCAGCCAGAAAAGGAACCAACAAAGGAACCAGAAAAGGAACCAACTGGAGCAATAACAAATGGAAATGTTAATAATAGTAATAACAAGTCTGATTTATCACAAGGACATAAAACAAATAACAGCAAAAAAGAAAATATAACCATTAGTAAAGCAAAAATTAAAAGTGCGAAAAAGAAAAAATCCTCAAAGTCCTTAACAATAATATTATCAAAAGCAGTACCTAAGGTAACTGGTTATCAAATAAAAATATATTCATCCAAAAAGAAAGCTAAGAAGAATAAGGGTGCTATTTGGACAAAGGTTGTACAGACAAATTCCAAGAAAATAGTTATTAAAAATAAAAAATTAAAAAACAAAAAAACACTTTATATTCGGATACGTGCTTATAAGAGAATCAATAGAAAGAATAAATATAGTACGTGGTCAGAGATTAAGAAAGTAATTGTTAATTAG